CCAATATTTCGGGTAATTCCAATATCGGTGCGTATAACGCAGCAGACAGCACAGTCTTTACGCTGCCACTGCGTGTCGTTGCTCTGGTTCCTGAAACAACTAATTCGTCTGGTAACTACAGCGAAGTCATTGTTAAATGGAACATGCCGTATATCACTTTGGCTGAGGGCGCTCCGAACGTCGTGTCGTATAACGGCGGTCATTCGTATTTGAACCCGAACGGTCAGTTCAATGTTTAAGGGAGTTAAATAATGGCTATTTCACGCGCACAACTACTGAAAGAGCTGCTCCCCGGCTTGAACGCATTGTTCGGTCTGGAGTATGCACGTTACGGCGAAGAGCACAAGGAAATCTACGAAACAGAGACTTCCGAGCGTTCCTTCGAAGAAGAAACCAAGCTGTCTGGCTTCTCGGCTGCTCCAGTCAAGAACGAAGGCTCTGCGATTGCTTATGACAATGCGCAGGAAGCTTGGACTGCTCGATACAACCACGAAACCATTGCTCTGGGTTTCTCGCTGACCGAAGAGGCCATCGAAGATAACCTGTATGACAGCCTCTCGGCTCGTTATACCAAGGCTCTGGCTCGTGCCATGTCGTACACCAAGCAAGTCAAGGCGGCTAACGTCCTGAACAACGGCTTTTCGTCGTCCTACCCGGGCGGTGACAATGTCTCCCTGTTCAATGCAAACCACCCACTCGTCTCTGGCGGCACTAACTCGAACATCCCTTCGACCCCTGCTGACCTGAACGAAACTTCGCTGGAAAACGCTGTGATTCAAATCGCTGCGTGGACTGACGAACGTAGTCTGCTGATTGCAGCCAAGCCTAAAAAGCTGATCGTTCCTCCCGCTCTCCAGTTTGTTGCAACTCGTCTGCTGGAAACCGAACTCCGCGTCGGTACCAATGACAATGATGTTAACGCTCTGAAGAACAACGGTTCGATCCCAGAAGGTTATACAATCAACCACTTCCTGACCGATACAAACGCGTGGTTCCTGACCACTGACGTTCCAAACGGCATGAAGCACTTTGTTCGTAGCCCACTGGCTAACTCGATGGATGGTGATTTCGATACTGGAAACGTCCGTTACAAGGCTCGTGAGCGTTATTCCTTCGGCTGGTCAGACCCATTGGGTATGTACGGCTCGCAAGGCGCGTAAGGAAATGGGGGGCTTTCGCCCCCCATTTTTGTATGGTATAAAGCAGTAAATCCGGGGATACCGGTGCGAACGAATGGCTCCCGGCCAACTTTTATGCAGATCGTCGCACTAAACTCGCATAAAGAGGACAATTCAAATGGCACTTTCTACTACCCAAAGCATCTGGCGTTCGGGCGGCGGCGACAACACTCGCACCGCATATTGTGGTTCCGGCCTGATGGCTGCTCAGTTCTACATCGCTGACGCTTCCCCAGCTACTGCTGGCACTAACGTGAAAGTCTCGTCGGCATCCGGCGCAGCGAACCTTATTCTTCCATCTGGCGCTGTTATCGTTTCTATTTCGGTAACTGATGCTGGCGCTGGTACTTGCGACATTGGCGCAACTGGATACACCTCTGGCACTGCTGACAACAACTTCTTCGCTTCGGCGCTGTCTGTAGCGGCTGTTGGCACTACGTCGATTGGTTCGGTTGTGACTGGCGCACCGTTGACTGAAATGTCGTACGTGACTGTAACTGACAATACTTCGGCTTCGGGTACTGTAGCTGGTGTTATCACTTACTTCGTTACCGATCCTCTGGTTGGTCAGCAGAACGTCTAATAAGGAGGCATCACCATGATGCAAACAGACGTTAAATCGGCAGAATGTGCTGCGGCTGCTAGTACTACGGCGTTCAACGGCCCTGCGCGGGCCAAAGCAATTGCTATTAGTCATGGAGCCACCCCCGGCACAGTCACGATCAAGGACGGTACAGGCGGCACTACGGTGTTTTCCTACACAACTCCGGCAGTAGCAGAGGGCGTATACATGCTGTTCCCCGGCGAGGGGATTAAGTGCAGCACGACTGTCTACGTAACTTGCCCTGCGGGCGCAACCGCGACGGTGTTCTATGGCTAAGTCTCCAGCATGGACGAGGAAAGAGGGCAAAAATCCCAAGGGTGGTCTAAACGCCAAAGGGAGAGCTTCTTACAACGCAGCGAATCCGGGGAAGCCGGGGTTGAAAGCCCCCCAACCGGAAGGCGGCGCAAGGAAAAAATCGTTCTGTTCCAGAATGGAAGGGATGAAAAAGAAGCTCACCTCGTCGAAAACCGCGAACGATCCGAATAGCCGGATTAATAAAAGTTTGAGGAAATGGGCGTGTTAAACGTTAAACGAGATTGGGGTGGAGTAGCTAAAAAACCCAATGAAGATGGCAACTATCGGTGCAGTAAGTGCCGAGAGTACAAAACGCCTTCAGAGTTTAATAAAGCTAAAAACCAAAAATCTGGTTTAAGCTATGCTTGCCGGTCATGTATGCAAGTAGACGTTAGAAAATATAACTTGCCAGCAAAGTATGGTATTACAGCCGCTCAGTTTGCAGAAAAAATTTTAGCGCAAGGCGGTAAGTGTGCATGTTGCGGGAATCAATTTAAAATGGACGGGACTAAAACAGAACGTCCTTGTGTGGATCATAACCATACTACAAATGAAGTACGTGATTTGTTATGCGGAAGATGTAATTTAGCTGCCGGGAACCTTCAAGACAGTTCTGAAAAAGCAAAACAACTTACTATTTATTTGGAAAAATGGAAATGTTGAGCATAGAAATGACATATGTTTGGACCGGTGGCTTGACGTTATTTACCGGTCTTTTTGCTTACATAGCGCACGAGAAGTTTTCGGAGTTAGCGCGGATTACGATCTTGTTGAACAAGACTCGTGAGGAGATCGCTCGTGATAACGTCACTAAAGCTGAAGTTGAACGCATCACTGACCACATTGATCAACGCTTTAACCGACTTGAGGCGAAAATTGATCAACTCATTGGGCAAAAAGGATAAGCCATGAAACGTAAAGTTAAAAAGTTCGGTCGCGGTGGCGACATTGTTACCGGTATAGGCGCTGCGTTAATCGGTAAGGCTTTGTACGACAAGTACAAAGAGGGTAAAGGCAGCGACAAGGACGATGACTACACTCGTCGAGTAAAAGAGTACGGCATTAAGGGTAAATTCCCAGAAGAGAAATCGGAAGAAAAAGCCGCGCAAAAACAGTCCGGAACTGAAGATAGAAAAGAATACGTAGCGGCTGATGACGAAGAAAATAAAGCAAAAAGAACCGCTTTAGCAAAAGGCATGTCATATAAGCCCGAAGTATCAGCGGCAGTAGATACTAGTAATAACGCAGCTAACGCAGCTAACGCAGCTAACGCAGCTAACGCAGCTAAAAACAAAAACGTTAATAAAAATGTTAGCACAGATAACGCCCCTGCGTTTACAGGTCAAGGTATGGCTGGCTCGGATAAAGGAGCGCCACGCGTACCCGTATTAAAGGGTGGCGAATCTAAAGTAGTAGGTGAGGGCGAGCTTAAGCCTTACCCTGAGAAAGAAGCTGCGGCTAAAAAACGCCAGAATTTTCTATCCAGTAAAGCTGGTCTTAGCGGTAAAGGCATTCCTACGCCCGGCGATAAAAACAAAACAGAAGCAACATCTAAAGTTGCTAAAGCCGTCCAAGGCACAATTGACAATCGCAGTAAAAGTATGGCGCGTACTCCAGAACAAAAAATGTCAGAAGGCGCGCGAGAAGTAGAACGCCGCCGTCAGGTAGAAAAGAAGAAAAAAGAAAACGACGCATACATGAGGGAGCTTGAAAGAGGCAAAGCGATGAAAAAAGGCGGCGCGGTTAAGAAGTACGCTTCTGGCGGCTCAGTTTCGTCAGCATCAAAACGTGCCGATGGATGCGCAATTCGTGGAAAGACGAGGGCTTAATCATGGCTGATAAATCACTCCCCCGCCGGATGTACGAGAACGTCATGGGCACACCTGAGCAGAACGCTGAGGCTGAAAAACGTATGGAAGAGCGGGATAAAAAGAATCCTGAGTCCATGCCAGCCAAGATAAATAAAGCGGTAAAGACCGTGACCGGCAAGAAAAAGGGCGGCTACGTTAAAGCGGCGGACGGCTGCTGCACCAAGGGCAAGACGAAAGGCAGGATGGTCTGATGCCAGCCAAGTCCGCCAAGCAGGAAAAGTTTATGCAAGCGGTTGCGAACAACCCCAAGTTCGCTAAAAAAGTCGGTGTACCCGTAACTGTGGGCAAAGAGTTCACTAAATCTGGAGGCGGTGAGATGAAAGAGTCAAAGAAGATGGTTGGCAAAGAGATTGCGTTCATGAAGAAAAAGGGCGCACCCAAGTCGATGGTCAAGCACGAGATGGCTGAAGCTGGCATGAAAAAAGGCGGCATGGCTATGAAAAAGATGGCCTCGGGTGGCATGACATCGATGGGCAAAGTAAAAACTGCGGCTCCTAGTAAAGATGGCGTCGCCATGAAGGGCAAGACCAAGGGCAAGCAGATCGTCATGGCTGGTAGCAAAGGCATGAAAAAAGGCGGGTACTGCTAATGATGGCCTCGCGTGGTATGGGGGCGATTAACCCTTCCAAGATGCCCGGCGGGAAGAAGAAAGCCCGTCGGGATGACACCAACTTTACGCAATATAAAGAAGGTGGGGAGGTCAACGCTGCTGGTAACTACACCAAGCCCGGTCTTCGCAAGAAGATCGTAAGCCAAGTGAAGTCCGCAGCCACTCATGGCACAGGCGCAGGTCAGTGGTCAGCCCGTAAGAGTCAGTTAGTAGCAAAAAAATATAAGGCTGCTGGCGGTGGATACCGAGACTAAAATATGCACAATGTGCGGGGAAGTTAAGCCCGTATCGGCGTATAGAAGTCGTGGCGGCTCTATGACGCATTTATTAAAGAGTCGATGCAATACCTGTTTGTACAAAGAGCACAAACGTTGGGCGGCAGAAAACCCCGAACGCATACAGGGTTACAGAGAGAAGGATAGTTGGACGTTAGCAAAACGCTGTACACGTAGGGGTATTACTCCGGAACAGCTTGTAGATCGTTACGAACGGCAAGAAGAGTGTTGCGCTATTTGTAAAAAAGAAATAGAGCTTATTGACAGTGCTATTGACCATAACCACGTTACTGGCGAGTTTCGTGGGGTTTTATGCAAGCAGTGCAACAGAGCGTTGGGAATGTTTAACGATAGCCCTACCGTGCTGCGTAGCGCAGTAGAATACTTGGAAGCTTTTGGGAGTTACGGTGATGGCACTTAAAGCGCCACAGCAAAGCTTGAAAGACTGGGGGGACCAGAAATGGACCACAAAGTCAGGAAAGCCATCGTCAAAGACCGGTGAGCGGTACCTGCCGGAAAAGGCGATCAAGGCGTTAAGCCCAGCCGAGTATGCAGCCACTACGAAGGCAAAGCGGGCAGGGAAAGCAAAAGGTAAGCAGTTCGTTGCACAGCCCAAAGGCATTGCAAAGAAAACAGCGGGGTTTAGGTAATGGCCGTAACTACATCGACAACTGCGTTTAACCCGACCCTCAACGAGATATTCGAAGAGGCGTTTGAGCGTTGTGGCTTAGAACTCCGCACGGGCTATGACTTCCGTACGGCGCGGCGCAGCCTGAACTTTTTGATTGGTGAGTGGGCGAACCGGGGCATCAACCTGTGGACCATCGAGCAGGGTTCTATTAATCTGGCGCAGGGGGTAACGACCTATGATTTACCTGTGGATACCGTTGATCTTCTGGAACATGTTATTCGCACTGATTCCGGACAAGGCCCTAATCAGACGGATTTGAATATCACCCGAATCAGCGTCTCGACTTACTCGACCATTCCTAACAAGCTGGCTCAGGGTCGTCCGATTCAGGTGTGGGTAAACCGGCAAAGTGGTCAGACTACAGACCTGCTTGGTGCAACTCCTGCGTATCCGCAAATTAACGTGTGGCCCGCGCCGGATCAGGGTACAACGCAGAATCCGTACTACGTGTTTTATTACTGGCGGATGAAGCGTATTTATGACGCCGGTAATGGTGTGAACGTGCCGGACATCCCGTTTCGCTTCCAGAACTGTTTGGTAGCTGGTCTGGCGTTTATGCTGTCGATTAAGTTACCAAATGCTGATCCGGTACGTACCCAAGCGTTGAAGC